ACCATGTCGCCTGCTTACGATTTGAAGACATTGCAAACGGTTATCCTGGGGGGACAACCCCTTTTAAGCAGAGGAATGCGCAACATGAATTGGCAATCGTGTTTGTACAATCTATTCGTTTTTTTTAACATCATAAGCAGAGAATCCGCTGATGCATTGGCATCAGTTTCATCATTTCAACAAATTAGGCAACTTTCCAGCAATCGGTTCATTGTGTCGGGAGAAAGCACGCAGGAGGCCATACGCATATTGAATGGTTTGATTCCTCCAAACATTAATAGAATGTTTATTGTTCAGCGTTCGCCAATTTTGCTTGGCATTTACAAAATAATGTCGGTTCTCATCCGCCTAGCGTTCAGGAACACTTATGTTGTGTTTGCAAAAGTTTACCCCAAGGAGTTTGTTCCAACTGAACCCAGCATTCCAAGTCAAATTGGACATTGGATTGCAATAGCACGGTTTGCCAATTCGGATATGTATTACGTGGATGTTCAATCCAGCCAGTACATTTCCATTCCACCGTTGACTCCAGCAAATGAGGCATTTATTTATCAAGAAATGATTAGAATATTTGCACCATATGTGGTTATGGATTTATTGTACATATCAACAAACGATAAACCCTATTTCGTTGGACCGAATGTGTTAAATCTGCAATTGCCACAGCCACAGCAACCACAGCAACCACAGCAACCACAGCAACCACAGCAACCACAACCACAACAAGAGCCGTCATCCGATGGTGGCGGATTGCGACGATATCGCATGAGCAAAAAACGCAAATTTAAATCTAAAACGAAAACTAGAACGAAAACAAAAACTAGAACGAAAACGAAAACGAAAACTAGACCGCGCAGTTAAAATGCACATTTTTTCATTTAATTAATTATTGCGTGATCATTGCAATAATAAATAATTAACGCAGGACGCGTGGCATCGCGTCTTAAAGCGAGCCGAGAAGCCCGCTCACGTAGCCCGAAGTGTAGTAGTATACCATGGCAAACACCACGGCGTGCACGAGCGCAACCACGTGCTTGGAGCCGTTGGGAGGGATGCGAAGCAACACGTTGGGGCTGAGCACGTAGAACAGAAAGACGAGGTAGAGGATGCTGGAAACGTTGAACATTGTATTGGATGGTGATGGATGGGATGAATGCGTATATCATATGCTTATAAAAAAATGCAATCATGCTAAATCAATTGTGCACTTTCCTTTTCATTGTTCTTATTTTTGAATTGTTCATTTTCGGTTTAATCTTCAACGTGTTCATTTGCATTTTTGATAAAACGTGTTTTTTCGGGTTTGTCCCGTTAAAAAACTCATTCAAGTGTTTCATGATTTTTTTGCTGATGATTCGGTCAATTTCTTGTTCCATTGGGTCCTTTGGAACATGTGCCGACTGAAACCGCTGCATTGATTTCGTAACGCGGTGCCGGAACTCGTCCACCTTGTCCATGTTTATGGTGGAACGCAGCGCAGGCGACTGGATGAACCGGTCTATCAAGGTCTGCGCGCCAATATGATGCACGTAGGGTTTCACGTTGATGTAATACACCTGCCCGTGCTCCATTTGCGGGTGCATTTGGTCGTCCAAGAAGCACACCTCCACGTTGGACGGTAACTTGGTGCACCGCAGCAAGTCTTCATACGTTTTGTCGTGTGTGGTTCGGCCCATTTCTATTATTTTCCCGTTCACTTTGAATGCCGCCACGATTTGGTCAAACAGCCGCGCGCCCAGTTTGGTTTCCATGTATTCAATGATGTGTTCCACCCACTCGCGGGGGCCGCGGTTGTTGGTGTAAATCATGACCCCGCAGCACTCATTGGAGTCTTTTTTCATTTTCAAAAATTGCAGCAGGTCCAGAATGTTTGGTCGCAACAATTCGGGGAATGCGTCCATCAAATGGTTGAAGTGCGCGTATTGAGCCGTTGCATCATTGTTCCACACCGTTATCGTTAGGGCATCGCAAAAAATGCCCAGTTCCACAAAGTATCCGAGGGTTTCGTCCACATCAATCACCACTATTTTTTTGGAAATGGAAGCGGATGAAGCAGGCAACGACAACCCCGATGTCATCGCGCGTGCACTAAATGTGTGAAATTACTAATTTAAATTTAAGTTATAATAATTCAATATTTAAAATTATATGATTATTTATGTCTCATGATTTACACCTTTTCTCATTTAATACGCCCATTAAACCGGGCAAAAAAATAAGAAAAACTGCAAAATCAATGGTAGGAATTTCACCTACGATGGTCTAACTTTTTCCTCTTCTTTTTGGATATTTGAAGAGGTGAAAGACGAAATATGAAAACATAATGGGCGGTCTTGTTTCTCTATCCACCACTTTGTTAAGTTCATTATGTTTATGGATGAATTCGCATCTCGGGTTCTAAACACGGTTTGTTTGACTTGAGGTCGCACGCAGTTAGAACACGTTAAAAGACGGAATTGTTTCTCTCCATTTTTGTGTCTGTAGTAATCCAGGTTGTTATAACATTCACAACATTTCTTACTTGTGTTGCATTCGTTTATTGTTATTGTATCATACCTTTTGTGGATTTGTTTTCTTAATCCTTTATTCATGGTCGGCATAAAATGCTTCATCTGTGTGCTTCTTGACCAATTTCCATAACCAATTAGGATATTGTCTCCAAATGTTTCCTTAATTTTATTCAGGAAATTATCCATGCTTTTCTTTCCGTAACTATATTGACGGAACTTCATTTTCCTCCATGTTTCTCTTTGGTAAAAATCTAAAACCTTCTTGTTGAGTTTGTCTTTTTCCATCAAATAAGATTTGAATTTTTCATAATCCACAGATTTACTATTTTCAGTTGAGAGTTCTTTTTCACATTCATTAATTTTATGTTTCTTCTTTTCCTCCAATAATATTCTCTGATTGCATTTTGATTTACTTTCTATTTTTCTTTGAGGTGCAGTATATTGCAGTTTATTACCGTTTCCGTCCATCATATAAACTAAACTGCGTTTTCCAGGGTCGCACCCAACAATGTTCCTTTCTTTCAAAGTATCTAATTGCTCTTTGGATAAATCCTCAATGTTATAGAAATCATGTTCGGGTAAAGTAGGAACCTTTGAACCCCACTTCTTATCTTTCAAATCTTTTCTAATAAACAATAAACAACAGGAAATGCCATCCGTTTGGATTTGGTGATGAAATTGGTAATGTTTATTTTTGAATACTTTATGATTTAAGTTCAAAAATACATTCCAAATATCACGCTGATTGTCCTTTATATGCTTCAATAATTCACCTTTTTTTATTTTATTGCCATTTTTGTCTTTTTCAGGACAAAACAAACTTACCAAACATGCAGTATCTAAAACAATGTGCTTTGGAATAATATTGGTTCTTAATGGCAATGGTTGGAATAATTTACTTTCTTGTTTTTCTAACACAGTGTTCATATAAAGCATGCCTTTCAAATAATCAAATGGTCTAACTTTCACGTCATAATAAATTGATTTTTTAATTTCACTCGGTAGAATGTTATGTAAATGAGTGAGTTTCCATTCGTTAAATAGTTCATTTGTTTCCATGTTCAAATCTAATAATTGTTTCTTGAATAGGAATAGCGTTGCTTTATCCTCGGTAATTTCATTAGTTGTCTTATTGATGAAGCGTAAAAAATGCTGAATAAAATGTTCTTGTGTGTTGTTTGACAATGAAGTGTGTATTTGCGTTGCTAAATAGGGAAGCATAAATGTGGTATTTTTCAAATTTGTTTTTTCATGATTTAACAGAGGTTGGTATTCTGATTGATAAAATTTTTCCAGTTTGTCCAATAGTTCTGTGTCTGCACCTTTCTTACCTCTGTTATCACGAACTCCCAATGATTTTATGCAGTAAATAATAAAGGTTTCATCTATTTCGGGCAAAGGTAATTGCTTTGTATAACAATGCAAAATGTACAGTCGGATAAACTGGTAGGAATGTATCATCAAATCATTCATCACAAAAACTAAATTATTTATTTCAGGTTGTATCTCAATGTGGTTCAAAAGAACAGATTTGAGTAGTGTTTTGATGGTTTGAAAAGATGCCTTATCATTATGCCTAAACTCTTTGAATTCGTCTTTCAACTTCTTCTTTTTCACCATTCTATATTACAACCAAATATTATATTTATATAGTTTTTAACGCAATAAATATATATTTTCCTAAAGTGTTTGTTCCTTCAATTTCTTTATCTTTTCTTTTTTATTTAAATATGCTGTTCTAGCCCATTCTTTTTTTTGTTCTGGAGACGCAACATAAGTGTAGTTTGTGGTTTGTTTGTGTTCTTTTACCTTTTTTATAATTTCTTCCTTGTGATTTTCGTAATAAGTTTTGCTTCGTGTGGGCGCAGTGTATTTTTTAAGATGCTCTTTGATTTCATTCAATTCATCTTTTGTTTTTTTTAATTCATCCTCTAATTCTTTGATTTTGTCTTTGTGTTCCATTTAGCTAATGCAATATAGTAATGCATTTTTAAATAATTTTATAATTAATAGTTAAAAAATGTGCGTATTAAATGAGAAAAGGTTTAAAATATTTTTTATCATCAGTTAATAGTACTCCTAGTTTTAGTTTTAAGTTTAGGATATTGTGGAACAATTCAATTCATATTTCAAATAAAACATGAATGCACCTCCACACATGAATATGATAAAATCCGATTATGAAAAGGTTCTCTCGTATTACAAGATTCCATTTGAAAATTTAAGCAACAATGAGTTAAAACGAACCGCGGAAGATATTTTAGCAACCAAGCTGTGCAAATGCATCAAAGCGGTGGAGAGAAAAGTGGGTTCCCAAAATACAATTGCGCTTTGCACTGCCAGCGTATTTGGAAAAAAAGGTTTAACATACTTTGACATGTCGTGCAAGGACCGTGCGCGACTGCACCCTCGCAAAGGAGCCACTGGACGAAGACGACAAATGCAACTGCTTGCCAAAACCCGCAAAAATATTATATCTGCCAAATAAATACCCGCAATAACGCAACATGGTGCTTTTATTTATAGCAGATCTGGCGTTTACTTTAGCATTTAAGCTCGGTGCATGGTGTTTGGGGAAAACGTACAACGGCATTGCATATCTTGTGACATACAAAAATCAACCCCCAAAAACAAATGCGCGCGATGATGGCATCGGCGATGATGTCATAGGCGATGATGATTGCGTCATAATCACGATGACGCGACAGGAATATGATGCGCTAAAACATTCCAGCGAGTTGCATCAGCATCAGCAGAATCATCATGCATCGTCGTCGTCGTCGTCGTCGTCCGAATGCGCATCGTCTTCATCGTCTAAATAATCCATCGCGGCAAGAATGACGCGCTCTTGCTGGCTCATGCGCTGGAAAATGACAACCTCGTCCATGATGACATGAAACATGGCGGGATGGGGGTGCGTTTTGCACAGCAAGTGCACCCCCTTTTGCCCGATTTTAATGTCGCAAATGATGGCACCGCGCGCAAGACAAAGGCGTTCCGGATTATTCAAATCAATCCAGCGAATGTAGGCTCCGTGCGTGAGCCCGTTTAAATCGTCCACGTGCCGGTAATCTCTCAGCTTATAAGCATAGTCCGCAAGCACCTCCTGGCTGAACCCCAGTTGCATCAGCTGGCGCATTTTTTCTGCGCCTATTTTGCGGGTGTTTAGATTTGCAACAACTGCATTGTTTTCGTTCTCCAGCGCCTTTTCAAGCGTTGGTATGTCTAGTGCCTGTTTCATTCGGTTGTTGTAATTCCATGATGCCATGTGTTTATGTTTTTTATAAAAAATAAACAATATAAAACTAATTTAATTATTATAATACTACCACAGTGCATGCATGTTTGGATTTGTTCGGACATTTATTAAAATTAAAATGAAACCGGCTATTTGTGCAAACACTGAATTGGCCATAGATCCCATGATAAAAACAATAGACATGGATGCAATGAATGAGAGTGATCCAGTTCCTCCGGTCATTCCTCCTGTCGTTCCTCCAATCGTTCATCAAGTGGTTCCTCCGGTCGTTCCCGTGCCCACTGTCGCACCTGTGGCCAAATGCGAATATGAAAATGAAATGGACGTGATTAATAAATGGAAAGTAGCCGCGAAAGATGACATCGTGCCTCTGATAGCAATGATTCGGCAGCTATATTTTTTCTCGGACTGCAGAAAATTCACGCTTAGAACATACGCATCATGCAAAGAAGACATCCCGAAATACATTGATAAAATAAGACGCCGTCCCGAACTGCAAATTGATGTATCAGACATGGATGTTTGCAACCATCCGCAAATGTTCAACATGTATCGGCGATTGCGCTCCATGATCGGCATGTTCCGAGTCAATGATTTCATGGTGCGCATTGAGCACGCGTTTGACAATTCACAAATAATATCGGAAAATTTCGTGGTGTCCAAAATGATGCAAACGAGTGACTCAACAGCGGAAATCGGCGGAATTGATTCCCTGCACCACATGGTCATACCCACGTGCGTGCAATTAAACAATATTTACAAAATACCGGTCCATAAGCGCACCCTGTTTCATCACATTTCATACAGCATTCAACCCATCGTGTTTCATTCTCAAACACTGGACAAATGGTTTAAATCCGCAATTGTGCCCCCCACGACTGCGCAAATTATGCAGCTGTGCATTCAAATGGCGGAAGCGCTGGCTCATTTGCACTCATTGGGCATCGTGCACGGGGATGTCAAGCCAGGAAACACTCTGATTCAAACGATTTATGCCTATGCAGATTCGGGTTCTGGTTCGTCAAGTTCTTCTGATTCAGACTCAGGCGAGGACCTTATGCAGCCACCGTCACCGCCACCGTCACAGCCACCGTCACAGCCACCGTCACAGCCACCGTCACAGCCACCATCACCGCCACCATCACCGTCACCGCCACCGCCACCATCACCGCCACCATCACCGCCACCTGCACTGTCACCGTCACTGTCGCTTTATTTGATTGATTTCGGAATGTCAGGAAGTCCGGGATACGGGGACGGAACTGGAGGAACCAAGCCATTTTGCGCCCCTGAAACCGGCAACGG